TTGGCATCTCGAGAGGCCCAAGTGTCATTTAGACACTCGAGCTTCAAGAGGCTCTTCATCAAGGCACCGTGGTCTTCCAGTCGATCAGTGCGAAGGACTGGCTTGGGTACAAACGCACGTACTTCATAGCGTTGGTAACGTCGATTCCATCGAGAGATGGAGCGATACCCCAAATAAGACACACGGCCAAGTCCCTCGGAATTCATGGAGACATAGGGCAAAGGCCCTAAAACTCGTTCAACACATGAAAACATGTATTGAGCAGTCTGCCAGTAACCCTTCAAATAGAAGGAATTAGCGGTAGAAACCCATGAAATAACACGAGAGGCTTGCCGCCTGTTCTCAGGGCGCAAACGACGGATATAAGTTGGAGTAACTTCAACACCGTCATAGCAATCCATTCCACACGACTCTCGGAACCTTCCGGTGACGAAAGTCTTATGTGGATTTGCCTTACAATTGTACTTACGTAGGCAATCGAGAACAGCATCCGCATACATCGAGGGGACAATAATATCGTCCCCATAGATGTGAACCCAACGGCGTGCTCTAAGAGCATTACCGTGTGTTACTGGAAGGTTGCGTTTCCTGAGTATAGCCATTACACATATTGTGTAAAAGTACATGGCTTCCACGGGAAAACACAAAGCACTACCCATGGACGCAAACTTGCGAAGTGGACCGATAATTTGGCCATTTGGCAATTCAGCGTGAGTCGAGCGGCATGCATCAATAGCATCCCTTAGATCAGGGTTACTATCAAACATTAGTAACGCTAGGTCACGAGGAACTCGATCACTAGCATCGCTAAGATCGATCGTTGCTAACCGACCGCTGCGCGAAGCTCTCATTGCAAGCTTTTGGTTAATACTCTGGTCAGTAAAATTTACATGGCCAGAAGTAATAACCTTAGATTCGATAACTCTGTATAACAGGTCTCGAATCCCTTGCTGCGTGTATTGCATACAGCAGGGCTCTATAGCAATGATTCTGGGACCTTTGAGTGTCTTCGGTACAAGAGTAACCCTAACGGGTTGCTCTTGTTGAAATGGAACGAACTCAACATCCTTGAGCATCCTATTTTCGTCAACGGATACAACGTACCCATTGCCTACGATAGGGAAGTACTGCTCAAGACGTTCGTGCCAAGTCCGCCAAGTATACTTCCGGTTACCGGAAATATGATCGGCGGTAGCGCCGGGACCGTGTCGAGGAATACATTCGCTAATACGTAAACCGTATAGCAAATTATCCCATAACACAGAAGATACTTTCCTAAAATAAGAAAGTTCTTCTCTCGGCAACGAGAACATCTCAAAGGAGTGTTCAATTGAGACAAAGTTCTTAAGCGCGGCCGCATTCCGATCTGGAGTGCAGTCAAGTTCCACCTTCTTAAAAGCAAGACAAATCTGTCTAATGCTGCTAATGAAAGTGGGAACAACGCTTGCATTACAAGAATTTTGATCATATAGCCTTCCAGTCTCTGGATCAAAGACGCGACTAAGCATCCCCCACAAAAAGTGAGGAATCGCTTGACGTTTCTTGAATCTCAAGAAATGTTTTGAGTCGACCAAGCCGAGAGAGAGTGCTTCTTCGAAGTCTCTACAAAAGGCTGGTAGGGTAATAGTCAGAAATGACAATCCCTCATCTTTGACACGTGACCGTATAGTTTTTAGGTCACGATAATCAGAGACATCAGCGGAGCAAACAGAGGTAGAATCTATATAGATTCGCCTCATTAATTCTAGGCAGTCACTTGCGTTGCTTTTCATACCACCTCTTTCGAGGAAAGGTATCAAGCTACTAAGTCTGCAATGCTGAACCAGTAATGATCCAGCAAACAAGCACTCCTACTGAGGGGGAAAGAATCGTCATAAGACTATTCTTTCATGGCAAGTTTCCTGGTCGACTCCTGAAAAGAAGTCGTGTCCCTGGCTATAACAGCCAGGGGACCAGAAGACCCGCGCGGAGACGCTAACTTAGAAAAGATGGTAGAAATATCATACTTCTCAAGTAAAGCGTTAACGGCGGACAGAGCGACAAAGGTAAAAACCTTTTTCTTCTTATTTGCCATCAAGACTCCTTATTCAGGAGCTTGTCCTGAG